TTAGATAAACACCCAAGAAGAAGTTGAAGTTCCAATAAGCCCGACAGACATATTAGCTACGTTAATTGTTAGGTCTGATGCAGAGCCTACGATGGTGCTGCTATTGCGCCCAATGACTGTGTTCACAAAGTTACCTACAGTAACGTAAACCTTCATGCCCACAGTTGGCGTAGGGAGCGTCAGTGTTACACCTGATGCACTTACAAAGTGATGTGTGTTAGGTGTAGCGTTTGCATTGCTGCTTACCGTTGCCGTAGGGATACCAGTGTTATCAAGAACGCTTGAGGATACTTTAGTAATCGACATCAGGTCACCTCAGGTCTTGTTGCTGGGAACGAATCTGTGGACGGCCAGTCACGCAACGCTGTACGATACACAAGGATAGCCTCTGCATTCGGATAGTCAGAGACTGTAGCTGCTATGTCAGTACGTAATAGTTCTGCATCTCGCCAGAAGATTGCTGCTGATGTTGGTGATATTAAGTCAGCTTGTACTAATAAAGTCATTATTTAATCCTCGTATATAAATTATTGTTAGTGCCTTCTGTTCCAGCGCCACAGCCAATTAGTTCTGAGTATTTATATACAGTGTCAGTGGCAACACCTGTAACGCACAAAGAAGTACCATCCCATGCAATCCCCTGAGGAACAACGTCTTGAATGTTGATAACAAGACTTTCATTTTGATAAACGCCTGAAGTACTATATTTATAAAGTGTATCAGAAGTAGTACCGACTACCCAAAGATACGTTCCGTCAAAGGTAATTCCTTTTGGATTGGTTTCTTGAGCAGCAACAGAATAACTTACTCCTTGGTCTACACCAGCAGCGTTAAATTTACGTATAGTGTCTGTGACATTGCCTATCACGTAAAAGAACGTGCCATCCCATGCTAACCCTTCTCCGTCCATAGTAGTTACAGCGTTATACTCCCAAAATACATTCTGATAAACTCCAGCAGCATTATATTTACTAACCCGTTTGTACGGAGAGGCTGCATTATTAATCACCCAGAAAAAGCTACCATCCCATACAATGTCCGTGGGGCTAGTGCCTTGAGAAGCCACAGACCAACTAACATTCTGGTACACACCGCTGGCACTATATTTAAATACAGCGTCATTAGCACCATCTAGAACCCAAAAGTATGTTCCGTCCCATGTTATTCCAAAAGGGGAGCCAACTTGAGTAGCCGTAGAAAAACTTGTCCCAGAGTACGCCAGTGATGCTGTGGCATTAGGATAAGTAGTTGTGTCTGTCTCAGTTACACCGCCCTTAAGCCAAACCTCACCGCTCTCCGTTGTAATAAGATTGTCTGAATTGGTCATAAACTTTACGTCATTGACCTCTGAGCCGCCACCACCACCTATAAAATCTGTAAAATTACTCATGCCATTACCCATCCGCGTGTAGCGTCTGCAAATATAAATTGAATTGAAAGATACTCTTTGTCCAGTGTCATATCAGTGCCGCTAGACATAATGTTACTGCCGTTGCGACCTACAATTGTATTGACAAAGTTACCAACAGTAATCAGCACTCGCTGACCAGCAGTAGGTGAAGCAGGGAGCGTTATGGTCTGCCCTGCTGCGCTAACGTAGACATGAGTATTAACCGTGGCTGTCAATGATGAGGCTGTGGCTACTGTAGTAATACCTACGGCTATTGGGTCAGAAGCAATTACACCTGCTTTTACTTTTGTTAAAGCCATTAGCTCACCTCTGGTCTTGTATCTGGAAAGCCGTTGATGTATTCACCAGCTTCGTTTGTAGCAGGCCATTGCCTAAGTGCCTCGCGGTAAACTAGGATAGCTGCTGCGTTCGGATAGTCTGATACTGTGGCGGCTATGTCTGTGCGTAGGAGTTCAGCGTCACGCCAAAAGATAGCTGCTGATGTTGGTGAGACATGGTCTGCTTGAATTACTAAAGCCATTATTTTATCCTCACGTAGTTTTGTCTGCCATTAGCTATTTGACTAGCTGAACCGTTAGTAGTCACGCCAATTTGGCTTTGGTATTTGTAGGCAGTTTTGTTAGTATCGCCAATGGCCCATAAGTCAGTACCTACTGCTAATGCCGTATTTACAGCAGTCTCTTGAGGATACACACTGATTACGTTAGCGATAAAAGTACCATCTGCGCTATATTTTAAAAAACTATTGTTTCCCGTACCAATAACATAAAAATAAGTTCCGTCCCATGTAATGTTTGTAGGATAAGGTTCTTGAGCAGATATAGAAAAACTTACGCTCTCATACACGCCTAAAGCGTTATATTTATAAACTGCGCCCGAAGCCCGACCTAAAACCCAAAAATAAGTCCCGTCCCATGCAATCCCTCTAGGGGAGGTGTCTTGAGCAGCAACAGAAAAACTAGTTCCTGTATAAACGCCAGCGGCTGTGTATTTTAAAACGGAATCATTGCCATTACTTACTATCCAAAAATGCGTACCGTCCCATGTTATGCCTGTAGCACTAGTAGTTATAGAAAAATTAGTTCCTGTATAAACACCAGCAGCGGTATATTTAAAAAGCAAGTTATTGAAACTGTCAACAACCCAGAAATGTGTACCATCCCAAGCCATGCCGAGGGGGTAAGTCATTTGACTACTTACACTAAAACTTGTTCCTGAGTATGCAAATTCTGCTGTAGCATCAGGGTAAGTAGATGTGTCTGTTGATGTAACACCGCCCTTCAAGTACACGCGGCCATCATCTAGAGTAATTAAATTCTCTGCTGAGTTTATATCTATTGTCTCATTTACTTGTGAGGCACTACCGCCTCCACCTAATGTAATAGCCATCTTATAGCTCCTTCCAGCCTATGGTTGCGTCAACAAAGACCAGAGTTGCACCAGCGTCTGCCGCTAATGTTCCGTCCTGTGTTTGAGAATTAATCTTAGAGCCGTTACGACCCACGGTTACAGCGCCTGTGCCAGCGTTCTTTATGAAGACCACATTGCCTGCTGATGGACTAGCAGGAAGGGTAATTGTCACTGCGCTGCTTGAGTTGACTATGAGCTGGTCACGGGTGACTGCTGTATACGCAGTAGTCTTAATAGCAAAGTCATTGAATGCTCCACCAACGCCTGCGCCTAGCTTGGCAGAAGTGATTGCTCCGTCAGCTATCTTTGCTGTTGTAACTGCGCTGTTGACGATCTTGACTGTTGACACAGTGTTGTCATCAGGGGTACTGACCGACACAACAACAGCGTGTGCTGCCATAACTTCTACAGCTACGCCATTAGGAGGTGCTGTGCTGAAGGTAAGCGTAGTGCCTGAGACCGAGTAATTGGCTTTGCTTTGGTATACACCGTCCCAATAGACGTTGGTGTTGTTCTCTGGGGACTGTGCTGACAGCGTGAAAGCAACTGTGCTTCCGTTACCTGTGAACTGACTTAGTTTGAACTCAGTGCTTGCTGCAACAGGAGCTGTAGTAGCCGCTGTAATCTCAATGGCAGAAGTGTTAGGAGGTGCAGCAGAGAACGTAAGTACATTGTCAACAATGGCATAGCCAGTCTTGTTCTGATAGACACCGTCTATGTATACAAGAGTATTGTCTTCAGTTGGAGAAGTAGACAGTGTATAAGCTACTGTTGAGCCATTGCCTGTGAAAGCATTTAAACTAAAATCAGCAGCTTCTCCACCACCGCCAATCTCGCCCCACTCTGTGCTGTAGCCTTCAAACTTCCCGTCAGTGGTATTGTATCTAAACTGACCAGCTACGCCTGTAGGACGTTGAGCTGTAGTACCTGCTGACATCTTGACAGCGGTAGTACCTGTGACTGTAACTGAGTTAAAGCTAGGATCAGTACCAATAGATGCTGCACTAGAGGCAGCAGCAATAGCAGAGTTGTTTGCGTTGGTAGCTGATGTAGATGCTCCACTGGCTGACGAGGCAGCAGCGGTAGCGGAATTGGCTGCGTTAGTAGCACTAGTGGCTACAGCAGATTCAGAACTGGCAGCATTTGTCGCTGATGTTGCAGCGTTAGTTGCTTGTGTTGTGGCTAGAGTTACTTGACCAGCAGCTAGTACTACCTCAGCAGCAGCGTCCGTTACGTAGCCAGAGGCTGTGGAGGCGCTGTTAGACGCACTGGTTGCGCTTGTAGAGGCGTTTGAAGCTTGAGTAGTAGCTAAAGATACCTGACCAGCAGCTAGGGTTACTTGATCAGCAGCGAGAGATACCTGAGCAACAGCATTAGTTTCTGCGGTCTCTGCGTTAGTCTCAGCAGTTTCTGCATTAGTCTCTGCTGTTTCAGCATTTGTTTGAGCTGTACTTGCATTTGATGCGGATGTAGATGCGCCTGACGCACTAGATGCTGCGGCATTCGCGGATTCTTCGGCTGCTGTTGCAAACTCTGAAACACCTGTTGCACTAGCGGCTGCATTGTTAGCACTTGATAATGCGCTGGATGCGCTAGTTGCTGCACTGCCTGCACTTATTGAAGCTTCACTTGCTTTGTTAGTAGCTATGACAGCTTGTGCGGTTACTGCGGTTAACGTGGCATCTGTGTTGGAATCACCAGCACCACCGTCCCCTCTAAAAATTGCCATGAATAGCTCCTAAGAAAACAAGAAATAAGAAAGGAGGGTTCCGCTAAGAACCCCCCAGTTACTACAGTTTACTTAACAGCTAGGTTAAAGCCAGCTTCAGGACGCATAACCTGACAGCCGTACAGAGTATCAGCAGTGTAGAGAGTGCCTAAGAACTCCTGCTTGTACTGAGTCTGTGAACGTACAGCTTGCTGCTCTGCAAGAACACTGGTGTCCTTGTGGATTAGCTGGGCAGCACGTACCT